ATAAAGGGTAAGCATATTGCGGAAGATTTACCCATGGAATGTTTAGTAAATTATGATCATTTATTGTTTCAAGTGGCTGCAACACCCAAGGATATGTATACAAAGTGGTCCAATTGGATTCACTGGGATGAGTTGAAGGTTGTTATGGAGAATGCGTATGAAAGATTTTTGGAGCGATCATTACATTCATATAATCATAGATTAAATAAATATTATGAAGCTAAGAGACAAATTTTACCAGATTATGTTAGTGGATTACCTAATGTGCCTAATGGCGCTAATTTATTTGAAGTGGCTAGAGAACTGGCGTCACGATTGGATGCGAGTGCTAGATCTATTGATGAAACACATTGGTATGATCTATTGACATTGAGGAAGGAGTGTAAGTTTTTGAAAACTATTTATAATATACCTAAACATATGCTAGCTCTTTTAGTTGGTAATTATCCATCTTTTACGTATGGAGCAAACTCCATATTAACAGTGACTCTGCCCACTAAGAAAGGGTATCGAAATTATCAGGTTCATGGATTGGGTTGGGATAGACCTGATCACAGTCAGTTATGTAAAAATTTTGATAAACCACCATTGATAGCAAAAGTACCACCAAATGATCATGGTAGAAGAGTTATTGGCTATAATCCATTTAATGAGGTAAGTAGGAAGATGGTTGTTGATTCAAATAAAATAATGAAAGGTTTTTTGGGTAGTGAGGAACTCAATGGAGGTGCAGAATGTATGTCACTGTTATCAGATGTGCCATTATTATCAGTGCAGGATTTAGTAAATGAGTGTAGTGTTTATGGAGATGATGATTCGGATGAAGAGGAAGTTTTTGATATGAGTGATTTAGTAGCAGAGCATAATGGTGAGGAAGATGGTGTTTTAATGTTAATTAAGAATATAGGGTATAAAATTAGAAATTTAAATTCTTCTAAAGATAGATTAATGTCATTATTAGTATTTTTAACCAAGTTTAAAACAAAACCTAAATTATATTTTGAGTTATTAGTATATTTGGAACATTGTATTGACAGAGAGGAAAAAGTAGGAATGTTTGATGAACTTGATGTTATGCGTATTTTTAAATTAATGTATTATAAGATGAGTACTATGGTAGAATGTCCCCATTATAAATTAGATGGGAACACAGTTTATTTTGAAAATCAACAACAATTTACAAG